AATCATCTGTAACAGCCTCAACTACTTTTGCACTTTCAGCGTCACTTTTACTAGTGGCATTGGCCTGCTTCCATTGTTCTGACACTTTTAAGTTTTCTTCATTTATAAGATCATTAAACATATCCATATGTTCTAAATCTTTTTTAGAAAACTCTATCTGCTTATCATCAACAGATATAGAAGCTATGTAGAATATGTTATCACCATTCTTTTTTCTTTTACTAGAAAGATTTAATGTGTGATTGAACATCAAACTATTTCTACCTTTTAAACCTTTTAAGGTTTCTCCAATAGGTTTAAAGTTCATACCTGTGACTCTCCAAAGAATAGGCATATCTTTTATAGCTGTAGCATCTCCATTTGCTTTTGTGCATTCCATACTTAGCAATCCATATACAAGTCTATAACACTTTATATGTTTTTGTGCATCTATCTCTGCATCAGTCAACTGTTCTTTATCTTTACCAATGACTTTACCACATCTCACACCACCTTTGGTGTCAATAGGTTCGTCTTTCCAAGACTTAAATATTACTGATGTTGATGCATATTTATTATCATTTGCATCATACTCCATATATTGATATGCATTTATAAATGGCCTAAACTGTGCAGGTTTATCTTTTAAACCATACACTCTGTCTTCTGATTCAGGATCATAAATAGTATAAACTCCTGCCCTTAATGGATTACCATCATCATCCTCGGCAGCTCTATTTATTGTTAGCCTGGGTAAAGTTCCAGACCCCATCTGAGATCCGTCATCTTGACCTGTCATTTTCATAATCTCTTCTTTACTTAAATTATGAAAAGCTTGTACTTCATTATTCATTCTGCACCTCCTGTGCTTATTTATAATAATATATTACCATATATATTAAATTTGTCAAACAAAAACAGAGGTATCTAACCAATTAGATCCTGCCTTTATTTCTACATCTAGTGGAACATCGAAATCAATACCATACATTTCTCTCATTTTATCAACAACACCAAGACAACCATTTTTTAGACAATCAGCTACGATCTTTTCCTCACCAGGAAAAACATCAGCCACTATAGAGTCATGGACAGTATTGATTAAGATGCTCTTTGTGCCATTGTCCTCTAGCAATTTTTGAGAAAGGATACACGCTAAAGGAACAATGTCAGCTGTGGCAAAGCCCTGCACAGGATAATTTTTTATCTGTGTTGAAAAGCTGGAGCCACCCCATGGCATGCGTTCTGCATTTGGAAAAGCGTATTGTCTACCTGTAGGTAGCGTCACGACTTTGTGCCGTATTGCTTGATCTTGCAGTTTATCATGCCAAACTTTTATATCAGGATATTTTTTTAAGAATGCTGTGTAGTATCTTTTCTCATCTGCAGTGCCTGACATACCACCATACAAAGGTTTGAATGTGTGTGCCTTGGCATTCTGTCTGTCACAGCCTATAGTGTCAGCAGTAAACTGATGAACATCTACACCATCTTTTATATCCTGTAGCCCCTGCCTATCTTTTGAAAGAAAGACAGCAACTCTAAACTCTAATTGTGCAAAATCTATTTCCATAATTTTGCCATTGTTAAATCTTGATCTTATAACTT